TCGTTCAGCAGGTACTGTTTCTACTTTTACGCGGCCTTTTGTAGTAGTTTTAGTAAACTCAGCGCCCGTTATAGTTATTTGACCATCTTCACGTTCTTCTGTTTCACCAGCAGTCAATTCATAACCGTTTTCAAGCATTGACATATAACCAAAGCCGTCAATCTGTTCGTATGTTTGTTTATCGTCGTAGCTATCTTCTTCCCAATACCAACGAAATATACCTGTTTTAAGCAATAATGCTTCTTTTATGCCGTCATATAGCACCTGGAACCCATTGTTTTGTTCAAAAAACACATGATTTATGTAGTCTGTTTCTTGTTGTGCAGCTTCTTCATCTTCCATACCTACAGGTTGAAATACAGCTACATCTTCACCTGACAATATTTCTACAAGGTCAGGCAGTATAGATTCAACATTATCAGCAATATCTGTACTTACAGTTTTACTGCGCTGTCCAAATACAGATACATCAAACACATCGCCATTGTAGTAACGTAATGCTATTTCACGACTGTTTGTTAGGTCACTATCATGTGACATACCAATAGATTGCTCAAACTCAGCACGTACCATAGATAACACATCATCATTACCCGTATCGTCTACGCCGTCAGCAGTGTTGTTTTCATCGTCGTCAAATATGTCTGCGTTGTATTCTTGCATTATATTGCACTTCCGTAATTAGGCATTATCAGTGGTTTTGCTTTACGTCTAACAAATCTATCTGACATTATTGCCATTAATCCAAAACTATCAGCGTCATGTGATGACCAATCGTGATTAGGGCCAAGTCCTATGTCACGGCCATCAGCAGGGCGCTTTTCGTGATACCAACCTAGTGATACTCGGCCAGCCTGTGTTTTCTCTCTAACAAACTTACATTTAGGTAATATGCGTCTTACAGCTTCAACACGTTGCATTGCTGCGCCTTTACCTTGGTTTGTTAATGGTTTTAACACCTCAAACCCTCCATCTCTCCAATGGTCTTCTATTCTTTTGCCTGTCCAACTATTTTCGTTAACACCATCATGCGGTAGCTGCATTATAGCGTGTGGCCATCGTCTACGCATCTCATTAATGTGATAACTAAGCACTTGGCCTTGTGCTATGTAATGGTCTAATATGTGTATCCAATCACCTACAAATTGTGCTAACCAAATAGTATAACTATCAGCTTTAGCACCAGAGCCGCCAATATCGTGAAAACCATATACAGGCAATGCAGGGTCAATAGGCAGACTATCAACTATGCGTTTATCACGTTCAGCTTGCGCTAATAGTTTAGAGAAATACGCGCCTTCATGCACACTGGCATAGTCGCCTTCCCATATCCACTCATAGCTATCGGGTCGTTTTTCTTGGTCTTCTATGCGTTGATTAGCCAATCGCGTTTTGTTAAACCAAGGGTTGTCCTTCCAATTCATTTGTACTATTTTACTGCTGTTAGGCGGTTCAAGCCTAAAGCGTTGGTCTGTAGCACTACCTTTGCGTTCTGGGTTCCATGTTACCCATATTTCAGAGCCTTCTTCACGAATTGTAGGGAGTAATTTACTCCAGGCTAGTTCGCTTACAGGCTCTGCTTCGTCAATCCAGCACAGCATAATACGTGCTTTTGACTTAATACTTTCAAGGTTGTGTCTTAATCCACTAAAGCTATAATCAACACGCCCTGGCATTTTAGGGTTAGTTCTTATATACTTTTCGCCTACCTCATAACATTGTGACAACCATTTATTGCCAATAATAGCTGCTTTTACCTCGGCAAAACTACTATCATTCAAACTGTTTAACTGCTCACGAGCGCAAAGTATTTGTCCACTTTCGCCATTACTTGCAAGCATTGCACCTCTTACAGCCGTCATCATGGCAAAGCTACGTGTCTTAGCACTGCCTCTGCCGCCATATGCGCCTCTAAAATCAGCTTTACCTTCAAATACAGGTATAAGCTTAGGCGGTAATTCTATGTTAATCGCTGTCACTTTTTGGTGCTGTCAATTCTATTTTATTTATTATTTTAAATGGCTCACCGCTGTCGTCGTTAGCTACTTGCATTGGCAATACTTTGCCCAACAACGTCATAAATGCGGCAGGGTTTTCTTCTGCACGTTCACGTAAATATTTAACAAGTCCATCTTTACCACCGCCTGTTTTAATAGCAGCTTGTAATATTGCATCTTTTAATAATGCAGTTTGCCTATTTGGTGTGCCTTTTTGTCGTCCACCTGTTTTTTTGCGCTTAGACTTAATATCCATTTCTTTGCCTTAATTCAGCATCAGATATTGAACCCATACCCCTTATTTGATTGTTTAATGTTTGTTGCTGCATCATGCGATTATAATTATTAAATGGGTTTTGCATTTGTGAATTAAACCTATTAGCACCACCTATGTTACCCATAAATTGCGGTCTGTTGAATTGTGGTCTTTGCGGCACAATGTTATTTGTCATTGAACGAGGCGGCATTTCTTCTCTAGTTGGCTGATAATCGTTAGGTGTTGCTTCTCGTTGCATACCTATGTTTTGCTGCATATTAGCACGATTAAATAATCTGCTGTCAGGCATAGGATTACTCATGCCCATGTACTCACCGCCCATTGGTTGCATTTCACCCATATTTGGTGTTGATTTTATGTATCCTGGCTCTGGTTGTTTAGGCATAAACATATCTCTATCATTCATTGTGTTTATGTTTGGCATTGTAACTTGTGGCATTTGTGCAACACCAGGTCTTGATTTTATGTAATCTGGCACAGAGTTTTGCATCATAGGCTGTTTTGGCGTTTGCATTGGCTGTTGTTGACGCATCATACCACCAGCAAAACCAGGTTGTTTAGTTGCACGTTGCAATGGTGCTGTACCCATATTATTACGACGACCACCACCAGGTTTATTAAATCTATCTAATCCAGGTTTACCAAACATAAATTACTCCTAATACCCAGGTATCTTATAACCGCTTGATTTACGCTTACCAGAACGCTTTCTACACTTACCCATCTTCTGACAGGTTTTAGGACTAGTACATGACTTACAAGGTTTCATAAAAAATTTTTCCAAAAAAAAATGACGCAATACCCCCATAAGCCCTAACAAAAGGCGAGGTGCGAGGCTTCAATATTGTTTGAACGCGCGGCATCATCTGTTGCATATTTATCACAGTGCAAAAAAAATTCAAGAAAAAAAATGGGGATATAAAAATAGGTGGTGATGTATATATAAAGTTAAACATATAAATATATATAAGATGGTGGGGTGGGGTCGAACAAATCGTGAGCAAAACAAGGGGGGGGTGAACATTTCTTGTCTTGTGTTGCATAATTACAACAGTGTTACATAAATGTTGTTGCATAAATATCACAGTATATATTTTAATATATTATTTACTTGACTGTTGCAGATATGTCACAGCCTAGATTAAATATATTATTCTCTTGACTGTTGCATTCGTAACACATGGGAACAAAGCATGAACAAATGGTTAACAAATAGTTAACAGACAAAACATGAACAAAGCAAGAACAAAGCAAGAACGGCTCATACGGGCGATTTAAGCGCTTTCAGTGAGGTTTTAACACCTTCTGGTGTCTTACTATATAAAAATTATTTCCGTTGATTTAGCTATAGCATTAGCAATATTTATACTAAGTATAATTGACAAGATTTAACCTATATATATAACTATTATCAGTAACAAGGCAATTAAGCCGCTTTTTAGGAGTTACAATATGAAAAAAGATGCCAACCAAATCATCACTAATAAGATTATTAAGCTTATAGAAAACCAACAAGCAGGAGGTTTCAACTGGCAGTCAGGCTTTAAAAGCTTAGGTAATGGCCTGCCCTCCAATGCTGAAACAAAACGCCCCTATACAGGCTTAAACAGCTTTTATTTAATGCTTTTAGGTGCGAGCGAATGCGCAACTTATGCACAATGGAAAAAGCTTGGCTATCAAGTGCAAAAAGGTTCTAAATCAACAACTCTAATAAGGCCTGTATTTATTAAAGATAAAGAAACTCTTGAAGATAAATTGGTTAGTTGGTCAAGTTTTAACGTGTTTCTATCTAGTGACGTTTTAAACAGTGAAACAAAAGAAGCCTATCCCGTTAGCACTACTGAACATGTTGACAACATCAAGCCCATCAAGAAAGCTGAAATGTTTATCGGTGGCATAAATCACAATATGGAAATCAACACAAGCGGGCGCGCTTTCTACATGCCATCAAGAGACCTTGTAAGCATTCCCGCAAGAGAAAGCTTCACAGGTACTGACACAAGCACAGCCACAGAGTGTTATTACAGCACATACTTGCATGAGCTTGCTCATTGGACAGGTCATGAAACTAGATTAGACCGCTTAAAAAGTGGCGGCTTTGCTAGCCAGTCATATGCTTATGAAGAGCTAGTTGCGGAGCTAACAGCTTGCTTCCTATGTTGCGACCTGGGTATTTCCAACGAGCCAAGGGTTGACCATGCTAAATATTTAGGTAGTTGGCTAAAGGCTTTAAAGAATGATAAAAAGCTTATCGGCAAAGCGGCGGGACTAGCACAAAAGGCTTTTACATATCTCAAGAAAGAAAGCTTACAAGATACCAAACCAACAAGAAAGGCGGCTTAATATGACAACTGACCAAGTAATGGAGTGCGTTGCGTTTGTAACGTTATTATCATTTTTAGTGTTTTTATACTTCATACTATAACCTTAAAACCATAACACAAAAGCCTTGCCTAGTTGCAGGGTTTTTTTATGCCCTATAGACTGATTTAAAGCCCGTACAGAGCGTTTTGTAGTTTTTTGGTATACTGACACCAGTGAGCATATTTTAACCTCTCTACAGCCCTCTATAAGCCTCTACTTTAGATAAAACCCTCACAAATACTGACAAACAAAACAAGTTTGTGTATCTAAATAATATTATATTATATATATATATATCTATACTATATCTATTTAAGTAATAAAAAAGGCCACCTAAGCGACCTAATTTATTTTTAATTATGTTATGCTGTTATTCATTACAGGATAGAAAAGGGTTTAAGGTCTCTTTCATGGTTTAGTATTTGCCTTGTAGTATCTATATTAAATCCAAACATACTGCCTATTTCCATAGCTAATATTTGCCTATTAGTTATTCCCTTGTCCTCATTCCAGTTGAGCCAATGTTCGCGGCTTTCTTTATGGCCGATGGGTGCGAGTGCATAACCTGTACGTCCGCGACTTATTATAATAATTTTGTTGTCAGCTAGCGTTTTGCTCACGCAATATGGAGGGAGGTATGTAGATAATAATTTATTTTCTGCCTCACTTAATTTTTTATTTTTATCAGTCATTAATCTTGTTCCTTTATCATTTCAATTATTTGCTCTGGACAATCTGTTTTATTACCCGCAACAGCCCACCCAAATTCTATTAGTCTTGGCACAAGTGACATATCATATATAGTATTAGTCAAATCTTTTCTTGCTGGCGCGTTTGGTAAATTCATTGCGTAAACCAATGTTTCAACTAATTGCTCCATAGATTGCCAGCCTTGTACATCATCACCCTTATAACTTAAGAACTTACCTTTATAAAGTATAGCAGTCTCACAATTTGGCGCTCTCCTGCCCTTGTAATAATCGCTATCTTCCCATGCTGTTCTTTGCTTTTCCAATTGCTTTTCGTCAGTACAAACAAGTCTATTGCTGTGATAATTGCCTTCTCCTATTTGTACGCTAACCTCTACATTATTGTCAAAACTTACACAAAAACCCGCCTTAGTGTCGTGACATTGTACGTCTAGCCCCTGCTTAACTTTATATTCTTTGCTGTTAATTACTTGCATTTTTTGTTCCCTTCATTGTGGCTTAATTGCCTTGAACACATTTCTGTTAATATAAAATTAGCTTATAGTAAACAATTAGAGTTGCTTATGTTGCGATTATTTCTTTTTAAATCCTTTTTTCATATTAGCATAAGCTTTACTTGATATAGTTGACTTCTTTTTACTTCGACTAATGCCTTTTTTCTTACGTGCGTTTATGTTCGCATATAGTCCCTTACCTGGCATATCTTAACCTTTCTCAATCAATTATCTATATGAAATCATAAGCTTTTTTGTAATAAAATGCAAGTAATTAGTTATTATTAAGCCGCCCATTTCGCGCCGTTCCCATGCAAAACAACTGCAACAGATTTAGCCTTAATACTTGACCCCCTGCAAAGCTTACACGTTGCGCAAGTAATGGCCTTTTCTTTCAGCTTTATATCAGTAGCGGGACACAAAATTTCATTAGGTTGCAAGCTGTCATTTTCACTTATAGTTCTAAAAGTTCTAATATTAAGCTTCCAAAATTTACGCGCGTCTTTTAAAGAGTTAGCGCTTGCCATACAATTTAAATAATCAACCCCTTTTAAATCATGCTGATGCGTATAGCCCGTATAAGATTTGGCCTTGCTGATTAATGCCTTAATTATATGACCTGGTACAGCGGCGGGGTCACCATATGCACCCAATCTTATAGCTTCATTAGAGCCAAGGGAAACTAGGTCATTAACAAGTTTATATTTGTTGGACTTGTAAGCTTTATATATTGAATTTGGCCCATGTATCAATGAAACATAGCAAACGCGCTCTTTTGCAGTTCCTTTGTCACCATTATGAGCTATACCTTTTAATGGGCAATTACCACAAATTGAAACGTCTAAACCTAGTCTGTTATTTTCAATTGGGCCTTTTCCATTGTCATTAATAATATACAGGCTTGCCATTTTACCAAGTTTTTTATTTCTCTTGCTAAACGTTAAAGCCGCGATAATAGGTTGACCGTCGATTTGACTTGGCCCGCGATAAATTAGACACGATTGTTTTTGCATTGTTTTAATCCTTTTTTTAAAATGGCTTATGCCTTGATTGATTTTTTTATTACATAAATATTGCTTATTGTATAGTATTAAAATCTTTAATATAATATTCTACTAGCGCGTCGCATTTTTTGCACGTCAAAATAGTTAATATTATATAACCCGCGTCATTTTCTTCACTAACATCAAAATCATTATTCCATGACAATTCGCCGCCGCAATTATAACACATATTCATTTTTATATTTCCTTGCAAAGTAATCAATTAATTTAGTTTCAACATATTTAACCAGGTAATCAGTAGCTTGTTTATCGCATAAAATACCGCCCGTTTTTATTGGCAAATCATCATCAAATTTAAAATTATTATCATTATATTTTACAATATGGTTTTTCTCAAAACTATCAAATAAAACATCATCAAAAAATGTTCTATAAAAACCAGTAACAGTAGGTTTTTTAGTTGCTTCACGTTTGTAAAAGTTAAGCCTTAACGTCAATTTATATCTTGGCTTTTCGTTATACTTATTAATGCGCTCTAAGTCATATTCTGTTTTTCTTGTAATCATTTTTTTAATCCTTTAATGGAAATTAGGGTGCATTGTGTTATGCTCATCCCAGTCTGACCGTTCTTCGGGCGGCTCATAAAAGCTATTATATAGCTCATACCATTGGTCAAGCGTCATAATTTCAAGTAATTCGTTTAATATATCCTCGCTATCATCAGTCAATTCTGTAATATCAAGTAATATATCATTTTTTTGTTCTAATTCAGTCATTTTAGTTCCTTTCCTGGTGGCTTAATTGCCTATCTGCATGACTAATATAGAAACTACTTATAGTATAGCATTAGAAAAACTTATACTATGTAACAGACTTTATATTCTCTATTGCTGTTTCAACTTTTCGTGGCGTACCTAGAATATTAAGCATAAGTATTAAATTATTATCTACCTGGCTTTGTACGCTTAACTGCAAGCCAGCCATACTCCCAGTTTTAAACTGCACTAACTCACCTGGACTATATTGCTTAAACACATCAGGTTTATATTTTTTTTGTCTATTTTTCTTTGAATGCTTACTAGTTTTGTAGCCTGTTGGATATATCTCTTTTAAATCATCAATAGCATTTAAACTCAGACAATATGGTGCATCGTTATGCATTATAAATCCATATATGTTAGCATTTTTGGCTATCAATTCAGCTAATTTATTTGTATTGCCTTCAACCTTTATTATTAAATATCCTTTGAATAATGGCTCGACATAACTAATCCTCACACGCTTTTTTCTTTGTTGCTTGCTAGTCCTTAAATATTTAGTCTCAAACGGCGTATATACCTCAATATCATTCTCACTTAAATAATCATGCACATTTAAAACTGCATCACTTTTAACTTTTAATATCTGCCACAACATTAATATTCTCTGATTGGTATTAACTTAAAACTACTACTATCCATGACAATTTTAGCTTGGTCTAAGTTACCACGCCATGCCAGTTTTGCTTGCAGTGTTAGTGTCTTGGTCGAGCAATGCAAATAACCACCTGCTGACCTTAAAAAATAACCCTTTCCAGGTTTTGGCACAAAGCTTGCGGATATAATATTTTCGCTCTTGTTGCTTCTCTTGGGAAATTGATTAGGTGCATATTTACGCATTTTATTAAAAGTGGTGTAACTTATATCAGCCATTTCTAATATTTCACTTACGCCATACCCCTCCATCCATAACTTCCTACATTTATGAATTTCAGCTATATCTGCATATTTTTTATATTGCTTAAATTTTGGCGCTACAAGCTTTAACTCTTTTTTCTTTTTGGTAAAACCACGCTTAGGCAATATATCGCGATTGCGATGTGCAAACTTATCTAAGCTTGATTTACTTACACCTAGCTCTTTTGCTATCTGCTCAGGAGACATATACATATCAGCCCACAATTTAGTAGCTAGTAGTATTTTATCCTGTGTCCAAATCCAGCTAGTCATTTGGATTATCAAGCTTGCCTTCTTCCATCCAGGTTAATACATTTTTATAAACCTGGGGAATTGGGTCTATTTTGCCTTGACTATGCCTTATAATAGTTGACCTGTTGCACCCGCAAAAGGTTGCAAAACTTGCATAGTTAAAACCTAATTTCTTTAATAATCTGCTATATTCGTCGTTTGTCATAGTTACTCCTTTTGTTTTGCCTAGATTTACATAAGATTTACCCTAATGCAACACTTTTCTAACATTAATTTTACTAATACTTACTATAAATATTGCTAATGCGGAATTTATTTCCTTGACTCATGTTTCTGCATAATATAGAGTGTAATCACTACACAAGGCAATAAAGGAAAAATAATGAAACATACAATAGAATCAATTATAGAAAATTGCGGTGGCTCAAAAGCTATCGCTAACAACATCGAAAACCTTAAATACGATAGCGTTAGGAAATGGAAAATATTTGGAATCCCAGAACGACATTGGAGTACAATCATAAGGTTACATAAAAAACGGCTGTCACCCAACAGACTACACAAACTAAACAAGATTTGCAGAGGGGACTTCACATGAGAATACAAAAGCATGAAGGAGAAGTGACTGAAACCTTTTACACTAACCACCCTTACTTCAATCGCATGATGTTACAACGTGCTGTTAAACGAGGCGACACAAGGCGGCAACACCATTTCCAGGAGTTAGTGACAAAAGAAACGACAGAGGCGCTCAGGAGACTTTTAAATGAAGTTTAGTGAGCATCCAGATTACATTAAATATAAGCTTATACCTAACTATCTATATGCTAAGATAGCGCTGGAGCAATGTGGCAAGTGTGGCTGTGGATGTGGTAGAGATTTGGAATTTGAACAACGTAAGATACGTATTGAGCATCTGGCCCAAAGAGCGTTTGGAGGCAAGCATGAGGAGGCTAATATAGCGCTTTGGTGTGTGAACCCTTGCGCTCTAGCAAAAGATAAAAGAGATGCGGCTAACCGCAAAAAAGTTAGAAGCTTAACAAACTCCACAAAAAAAAGTCAGAGGCCTAAACAGAAAATACAAGGTAAAACTAAGATACAATCGCGTAGCTTTAACAACAGCTACAAGCCGAA